GACCAGTGCCCCTTCTGTTTCTTACCACTCGACAATTTCCTCGAGTGAACCTTACCCTTCTTCCAAACTATCCTTCTCGCCATCAACACACACCACCAATTACTCCAAGCCCCTGGCTAATCGCTCCCGCTTGCCAGAGGATGAACAATACAGCTGCAGACAATAACTGATTGTCCTTAATGAGCGCAAGTATCTGCGCACCCTTAGCCAGGGGAAGGACCTTCTCAAGAGTCTCAGGAACAACAGTCATGAGAAGGACCCCATACTCATCGCTGCCACGCCCTTGTAAGTCCCACGGGTCATGTGAACTCGCAGCGTGAAGGCACCACCTTCGGTCTTGATGGCCATCAGGCCAAGGGGAATCAATCCCCCACTCAAACTCACTGAGCGGCCAGTAGAACCCGCCACCGAGCTATCTACCAGAACACCGCGTTCTGCGGATTCTGCATTACCGACATAGGTCGGCGCCAGAGTAGTGTCTGCCTGGTTAGCATACGGAGGCACATCATTCTCCGTATCTATCAACTCTATGACATCGGAAGTCATCTCCGCCGATGTCGCCCCCGTTCTCATTATCCAGGAGAGATCAGCATCTTGGAAAATAAGGGGGTCAGGTGAGAGCGTCTGAGCTCGAGTCTCTCCCCAAGCATGGATGAGGCCACCATATATCGTTCCAGAGTCCTCACCCAGCATACCCACCGGCAACACTGACGTTGTAGTTGCACCACCGGTTGGGTCAAGGTCATGAATAGCCAGGTCAGCCCTGTTCCATTCAGAACCAGTTTGGTCAAGGGCATCAAGAATCAATGAGGAATTCATGCCCTCTGGGGCTAATTCACCCCAAGCCCCGGTCTTATGTTCAATACACATCCATGGTTTGAAATCAGACCATCTCCCTGGCTCTATGCCAGAAGCGTCAATCGCTTCTGCACGCTGTTGTCTCCATACATGGAATCCTAGCTTGTACGCGCCCAGGGTATTGTAATTCTCGGGGATCTTAACGACCATCACCGTATCACCGGCACTGCCGATATACTCGATGTAGTCAACGGAGTAGACGTACCCCGATCTGTAACTGCGGCGGTTGTATAACGACAACGCCCTGGCACAGTCAATCACAAATGTTCCGGGATCCGCATTCGCATAATCAAGTGTCACTGTGTTCAACTGCGGACGGGCCATCTCCAAACGAAACCTATGGATGGCCTATAATGAAACCCTACGGAATCATAAACCCATTTCACTTGAGAAGCGAACATGGGAATCAAACAGGGGTACGCGTACTCTCCCTGTTTGGTTAGCCCTCCTCCTACGGATCCGTCGTGGAACCCCGACGGCCACATGAGGGCTAACATACAAGATAATGAGAATGCTCCAGCATTCATGTGTATCAAATGTGAAATCTATCACCGTTGTTTCTTAGTCAACGAGACCAACGGAGAACTCGACGTGGATGTCCAATGTCGAGGAAATCGTGAAGCGATGCAGATTCATCACTGCACACCTAACCGCTGCCTGCCCTGTGCCAGGGAACTCAAACGATGGCAGCGTGGCAAGAACTACCAAAGACGCCTACTCTTAAAATTCCAGAGAGAACGCCATCATCATATCAGAATGATAGGAATCGGATGGCTCGGCGTCCGCACTATCCAAACTAATCAAATTGACAAGGCAATCCGGGATGCGCGTACCGAAATGGTCGAAGGTCTTAGAGCCCTCAGGAAGAAACCATTTTGGAAGAAGCACTGTGATGGGGGGTTCTGGTTCTTTGAATGCACTACAGAACAAATTGACGACAACCATATGCACATCAATCCCCACATGCACCTCGTCGTTCTCTGTCCTAAATTATTTCCGGTCAGGAAGATGAACGACTACCTGGACGAACTCCGCTGGAAAAACAGCGGTGGAGCTACAGCCAAACTCGGCCGCACCTTCATCAACCACTCCAGGAACAAAGACGGCACAATCAAAAAATCGAAACCACAGGATGCCGTCAACTACTGCGTGAACTACGTCAAGAAGGACAACCAATTCGACGGTAAGAACCGTGGACCTTTCGGCATTGTCCTTAGGAAGTCCAAAATGGACCCCCCGCCCTGAGCAGCACAGGCTGCTCACGAGGGCTCCGTCCATTTTCGACGACACGGGAGACAGGGCGGTGAGGAAGTTTAACCGGGTGCCCCAAGCCCGTGACAATCAATCGCTCAACTTATCGTGAGCCCATTTACCTACGCTATACAAATCGTATGCAAGAAGAGCCCATCCAACATAAGGTATGGCTCTACTACCAACCCTGGCACCTAACAGCAAGCCACGCCTGGCTGCCGATCTGAACACAGGCTGAAATCCTTTAATCCCAGCCCCGAACCTAAACGCTATCGGCACAGCCCTATCAATAGTATGATAGAAAACGTAATCATCCATCCTACCAGATAACTGAATGATCCCGTAATACGGTAACGCGCTAATCGCTGAAGTCTGAACTGCCGCTGCAGTTATTCCCGCAAAAATCCACCATGGATCGTCCTCTAAAGTAGGACGCCCACCTTCACCCCAATCAAACTGCTCCTTAGCAAATCTATACTCTTGCTCGAGGACCCAGATTGAATGCTTAATCATCAGGCCCGCTTCCACTTGCGGCCTTTCTTATTTCCATTCGGGTAGGACCAGTGCCCCTTCTGTTTCTTACCACTCGACAATTTCCTCGAGTGAACCTTACCCTTCTTCCAAACTATCCTTCTCGCCATCAACACACACCACCAATTACTCCAAGCCCCTGGCTAATCGCTCCCGCTTGCCAGAGGATGA